CCCCGAGCTCTCGGCGGATATGGGTGTTAAACATGTGTTTGCAAAGCAAGAAGTCCTTCTCAAAGCACACTTCGCGCAGCCGCGTATTGTATATCAAGGGTCTGATATGTACAATGCACTAACGGGTCCTATTGTTATGGAGCTAAACGATAGGATGAAGAAAGTATTCTCAAGGGAGAACCCGCTGAACACTGGCAACGTCGCAATTTATGCCTGCGGCGCCAGCGGGGAGGAACTTGGGGATATAATCGGAACTGCGCAAGGACAAGCTATTGAGTCTGACGCAAAGAACAATGATGGGAGCCAATCGAAGGAATTTCGCAAGTATGAGGCGATGTTCTATCGAAAACTGGGAGCACCCGTGTGGTTTGTGCGAGAATTTGCTAGGAATACCAGCGTGAGAGTCTGGACAAGGTATGGCGTTATGGCAACCTTGGAGGGTCAGAGGTGGTCGGGCGAGACGACCACCACAACAGGTAATTCCTATGTGCATATGTGCCTAATGCAGTGTGTAATGCAGAAGGCACAGGTAACGCATAGCACAAACATACACGGCGGGGATGATTATCTTGGGTTTGTTGGGGAGGGCGCTGGGCCTATTGAAGACACCATCGAGCAGGTGTACAAAGTCTCTGGTATGACCGCTGAGGTCGTGCCACAGCAAAAACGCCAGCACTCTGTTTTTTACCGTAAGAGGTACCCAACTTCCTCAGCAGGATGTCTCCCCGTCCCTCAATTTGGCCGCGTGTTGGCAAAATTGAACCTCAGAGCAAATAGGAACTCTGAGATCAACGATAAAGATTATATGGCCGGTAAGTATTTGTCGGCCGCATATGAACACCGACACGTGCCAGGTATACCAGAATTGTTAGTCGCAACGTCAGAGAGACTTTCTGACAAGCCGTTCTTCGATCTCAGAGACACAAAGATGAGAGAGATGGGAGGACCCGACAATGTCAAGGCAACCGTCGAACGGGCTCGACAGCATGATGTTTCCGCATTTGAGATGTTTTTGGATGAAGTCTACGGTATCACATATGCTGAGTTGTGTGATGTGTATGCCAAGTCTGCTGAGAGTTGTGTTGATTATTGCACTCAGTGGACACTCGTCGTAGGCAACTCAGTTAAAAACCGTAAAAATAGCTCAAGGTACGTGGCCCCCGTCATGTCCGGAAACGTTATCGATGCACTCGTGGCGCTTGATGTTCCAACCTAACAACTTTGGACCCTCGCTGTGGAGATGTGAAACTACACAGACCACACACAAGAAAAA